AGGATTTGCAGCTTGCTCAAGAACTGATGGAAATTGAATGGCGGCGCAAGGACGCGATTGAGGCCATCAACGCAAGCCAAGTCCTTGACCAGCAAGCCCGGGAAGCGGCGTTGCAGCGGGAAAACGCGCTGGCTGAACAAGCTGTTGAGCTTGCCAAGCGGCGCAACGAGTTGACCAAGCAAACCCGTGAGGGAACTTTGTCAGAAGGGTTTTTCAAGGCAATGGCAGACGCGGCCCGCAACGCCACGACTGAGTTTGAGCGCGGGCAGCAAATGTTTCAGTCCGTCATGGGCAACATGGAATCCGCCATCGACAGCTTTGTCCAAACGGGCAAATTTGCGTTTGGGGATTTTGCCCGCAGCGTCATCAAGGATTTGATTGCCATTCAGATGAAGGCTCAAGCGATTGCCCTCATCAACATGGGCCTCAAAGCTATGGGGTTCAGCGGGTTTTCGTTGCCCGGCAAAGCGGTGGGTGGCCCGGTGTCGGGCGGTTCCCCTTACATCGTTGGTGAGCGCGGCCCGGAATTGTTCGTGCCGTCAAACTCAGGGGCCATCGTCCCCAACAACAGGCTTGCTGACGCAATGGGCGGCAGTCAACCGTCAGTGGTGTACAACGGCCCGTACATCGCCAACATGAGCGCGATTGACACGCAGTCCGGCATGCAGTTCCTCATGCAAAACAAACAGTCCATTTGGGCGGCGAATCAGTCCGCACAACGGTCATTGCCAGTGAGTAAGTGATATGAGCCTTCAAACCATTTTGTCCATCTGCGAATCTGTCGGCATCAATGACCAACGGTTTGTCGGTCAAACAATCAGCCGCAACCAAAAAATCGTCACGTCCGAAGTGTTGACGGTTGTGCCGTTTGTGTTTGATATGCGGCCCATGAATTACCTGCTGTATTCGCAAAACCGTGGCACTCTGAACGGCTTGCGGATTGCTGACAAAGCGTTGGAGCAATACCTGAACTTTGGAACAACAGGCTGGCTGAATTACATCAAGTACCAAGGCGAAATGACGCCCGTGCAAATCAGTGCGTGTCAGTGGCAACCCTCAAGCGCGTTGAAATCCTTGGTGCTTGGTTCGTTGCCGTCTGTTGCTTCCACAACGGTTTTGTTTCGTGCTGGTGATTTCGTTCAGTTTGGCCGATACACCTACATCGTGACGGCGGACGTGTTGCGCGGCGTCCTGACAACCGTTGTTGTGCCGGTTCATCGGAACCTCATCACGGGTACGCCATCAGCCATTGGCCTTGTGGCTGGGCAGTATGGAAACACAACGGCATTCAGCACAACGTACACGGGCGTCACCTTCCCGGTCATCTTGCGGGAATATCCCGACTACACGCTTGTGCCAATGACCAATGATTCGTTCATCCAGTGGAACGGGTCATTCAAGGCTTTTGAGAGCGTTCTATGAACAACATCACGCCAGTACAAAACACCAGCAACATTCGCATTGCGGATTTTGTCCGCATCACATCGCCATCAGCAACGTACCTGATTTCATCTTGCCCTTACACAATCACGGTTCCCGCTGTTTCATCGCAAGCCTTCACGCCCGCCAGCGTGTTGATGAGGGTTGGGGACGTTCAGCGCGACATTAAGTCAACCGCAAATGAAACATCGGTTTCTCTGTCAGGGATTGACACGGCAACGCTTGGCTTCATCCTTGGGCAAAACATCAAAGGTTCCAAGATTGAAATGTGGCACGGGTTTTTCAACGATGCCAACCAACTGATTACGACAGGCGGCACGGGCGGCTTGTATCAATTTTTCAGCGGCTACATCACGACCTTTTCCATCAGCGAAAGCTGGATGGAAGAAGTCAAATCATATGTGGCGACCGTCACCGTGTCAGCCTCATCCGTGCAACTGATTTTGCAAAACAGAATCGCTGGCCGATACACCAACAACAATTCGTGGCAGTTTTTTGCCCCCGGCGACACCAGCATGAATCGCGTTGGCTTCATTGAAACAATCAACTATTACTTTGGCAAAGATGCGCCCGCAAATTCGTGACGCCTCACCACACGACATTCCGGCGTTGCTGGAAATGCTGCGCAAATATCGCGCACAGATGCCGTATGGAATGCTGCAAGATGCTGATGACGCTGAATACGTCACGCAGATGCTGACGAATCTGATTGCTGGACAGGGGCTTGTCCTTGTCGCAGAAACAAGCAGCCTGATTGGTTTGCTTGTTGCGGGCATCATGCCTAGTCTGTGGTCACCAAAACACACGATGCTGACTGAGTTCGCATATTGGGTTGAGCCTGAGCATCGTGGCGGCACTGCCGGGTATCGTTTGCTCAACCAGTACCTTGAGCGTGGCATCAAGCTCAAAGAGGATGGCCGCGTGAGGCACATCTTCATGAGCAAAATGGTCAACAGTCCAGACCTCAGTTATGAGCGGTTTGGGTTTCGCAAACTTGAAGAATTTTGGGTGATGTAAATGCCGGGTTCAATTATTGCAGTGCAGGTGTTTGGTCTTGTTGCCGGTTCGTTCGCGGCGGCAGCAACCGCGTTCGCAATCAACATGGTGGCATCGTCCATCATTGCGCGGGCGTTTGGGCCAAAGGGCGCGGGCGATTCAGCAAACACCGGCTCAAACCCCGGCAACAATCAGCAGGTTGGCCCTGCGGGTGACAACAAGGTTCCGGTCATCTACGGCACGGCCTTCACTGGCGGCATCATCACTGACTTGTCCATCACCAACAACAACCAAACAATTTATTACGTGTTGACCTTGGCGGAAGTCACGGGCAGCGAATATGGCGCGGCAGACACATACACCTTTGGCAGCGTGTACTTTGGCGGGAAGCGATGCGTGTTTGACGGCACGGACACAACCAAAGTTGTTGGTTTGCTGGATGAGTCCACCGGGCAGACGCAAACCACCATTGATGGCAAGCTGAACATTTACCTGTACCGCAACGGCTCATCGTCTGGCGCAAACACTTCATTGACCGCCATTCAGGTGATGCAGGATGAGGGCTTGGTGTACAAGTGGGATTCCAGCAAGCAAATGACCAACGCGGCTTTTGCGATTGTGAAAATGCAGTACAGCGTCAGCGCAAACCTGACCGGCATTCAGCAGACGCGATTCCAGTTGACCAATTCCCGCACAAACCCCGGCGCGTGTCTGTATGACTTCATGCGTTCCGAGCGTTACGGCGCGGCCCTGACTGACGCGCAGATTGATTCAACATCGCTCAATGCCTTGGATGCATACAGCACGCAAACAATGACGTACACCACGTACACGGGAGGTTCTGCAACGCAACAGCGGTTCAAGTTTGACGGGTTGCTTGACATGAACAACACCGTGATGACCAACTTTCAATCACTGTCAACGTGCTGCGATTGCCTCATCAAGTACAACGAAATCAACGGCAAGTGGGGCGTCATCGTTCAACAGCCCACCTACACAGCGGTGATGGACATTAACGACAGCAACATGGTGTCCGCGATTCAAGTCACGCCGATTGACCTTGCTTCCAGCTACAACATCATTGAGGTGAAGTTCCCTGACGGCTCATCCAAGGACACGTTCAATTCAGCCACGTTTGATTTGTCCGTGGTCAACCCGTCCTTGATGTACCCCAATGAGCCGGTCAACAAACAGACCGTCAGTTTGCCACTGGTGAACAACAGTGTGCGGGCGCAGTACATCGCCAACCGTTGCCTTGAGGCGGCGCGTGAGGATTTGCAGTTGAAGGTTGAGGTCAACTATGTTGGCATCCAACTGGAAGCTGGTGACATTGTGACCGTGACCAACGCCAACTATGGCTGGGCGGCAAAGGTGTTCCGCGTCACGCAAGTGATTGAGAACTTTACGGACGATGGACAAGTCACGGCATCGTTGTCGCTTGGCGAGTACAACCCTGCCGTGTATGACGATGTGAACGTCACGCAATTCACGCCAGCACCCAACACCGGCATTGGTTCGCCATTGACGTTTGGCACGTTGTACGCGCCCACCTTCACCAACATTCAGGTCAACGCGGCAATCCCAAGTTTTGACGTGGCAGTGACTTGCTCAAGCGGCGGCATCGTCCAGTACGCAGAGGTGTATTACAGCGCGTTCCAGTACCCAACAGCGGCGCAACTGCTGTTTGCCGGGACAACGGCAATCAATTCCAACGGCAACCCCTACGCGCCCAACGCATCAATGGGAACGGTTCAAATCAGCACAGTGCCGCAGGGCAACTGGTACTTTTTTGTCAGGTACGTCAACGCCCTTGGCAGCAGCCCGTTTTCGGCCGCATCAGCGGTGTTTGCTTGGCGTCCCACAACCTACCAGTACACCAACAGGTGGATTGCGGTTGCATACGCAACAAACGCAACGGGCACAACAGGGTTCAGTTTCAACCCGCGTGGCAAAACCTACTTTGGCCTGTTGAACGCAACAACTGCCAACACCAGCAACGACCCAACGCAATACACGTGGTATGCCGGGAACTTTGGCACTGTGAATTATTTGCTGTTTGCAAGCCGTGGTGAACGCAAGGTCAGCATTGCTGTGGGCAACGCGGGGTTCAGCAACTTGGGCGGCGCGTTTGTCCCGTCCGAAACATCCGTGTATGACACGTCCGTGTGGGGCGCACTTGAGGATGGTCAAAACTACATTGACCTTGACGCCCGCTCAGGCCAGTTGACCAAAGCTGGAACAACCGCCATCAGCAGTGCGGACGGCTTGTTGAGCGTCAGCAACAACACAAACGGCTCAATGATTGTGTCGCTGCAAAAGTTCCTGAACTTTGGCAACGGCGTGTACAGCAAAACTTTTGACGCGGCAACCCTCACGATTGACGTGTATGGCCGGGTGGTGGGTTTCACTGAGCCTGATTCGTTCTACTACACGGACAACACTTTTACCGCAACGGCGGGTCAAACCAGCTTTGCCGTGACGCACGTTGTTGGAAACGTCCTTGTGTTCCGTGATGGCGTTCTGATGGACACGTCCGAGTACACCGAGACAACCACAACCGTTGTTTTGAGCGTTGCGTGTGCGGCGGGGGAGATTGTTGAAATCATCAACATGCGGGCGGTCAGCACCAACCAGTACTATGAGCCATTGACCACAAGCATTGCAAGCAGCACATCCACAACCGTCACTTACTTGGCGGGGCCAGACCAAATCATTGAGGTGGGCGACCAGTTGTGCTTTGCGGCGGCGCAACCAGACCCCACGGCCACCGTGACCTCATACGCTGTGTCGGCAATCAACACCTCAACCAAGGTCATCACGTTTGGCGCAACCATTTCGGGAGCAACAGCCGGTTTGCAGATTTTCCGCAAGCGGGCGGCTGGCGCAGCTTATCGCCCATTCAGCCGCTGGACGGTTGATTTGACTGCCGCAAACAGCTACACGCCAACACAGTTCACGGTGCGCAACGGGTTTGAATCAATCTACGTCAACGGGGCACAGTTGAGTGAAGTTGACTATGACCTGACGGACACAACACTTGGCGGCTTCCCTTCACCCTTGACCGGGAAGCTGACCATCATTGCGTACAGTGAGAACAACTTTGGCGTCCCGGCGTCCAACGTGACCAACACCGTTGCTTACTCTGCCGCAGGGGTCTTGTCCTACGTGTTCCCCAACAACCCGTTGTCAGTGGAAATCTACGCCAACGGCGCGTTGCTTTCCAAAGGAGCGGCGGCGGATTACACAGCAACATCAGCCGGGTACAACTTGGTCACGGCTTTCAACAACAACTTCACCTTGCTTAACCAGCAAACAT